TAGAAAAATAAGCATTTTTGAAATTTTCATCCATTTCATCAAAAGATTTTTTACTTACATTTATTAAATACTGAATTGAAATTTTTTTTTCTTTTTTAGGAATAATTTTAGGTAAATTATGATGCTCTTGTGTTTTTATTAATTCATTATTAACACAAATATGACATCTGAAAATATTTCGATTTATTTTTCTTACGATATTATTTAAATTTACTAAATGATTATTATTACAAGTTATACACTTATAAAATATTCTATATGAATTATTCCTATTTACTATATTACCATTAATTTTTAATTTATATATTGCAATTTTTATATTTGAATATCTACTAGAATTTTTGATACATTCTAAACTATCAATCTTGATTTTTTCATCTGTTTTTTTATCAAGAATGTAAATTATATTTTTTATTAATATTTCTCTATTTTCTTCATTCATTTTATTATAATTTTGATTAAATCTATTTTACTTTCCATTTCTGGCGCTCGTGGATATTTCACCATACTAAAAGTTAAATTAGGTTAGGTTACTTTATCTAGTCGTTGAACCTTTTGCTATTCTCATAGACAACTTGGCTGCTGATTGTCCAATTTTACAATTTTTTATAACCTTCACGATTATTATCGCTAATTTCGTTGTGGTATTGTAAACTTTAAGGAGTTTCCAGCAATTCACCAGATTTTTTTTACTTGGAGGCAGAATTTAATGACATAAAATTTGTTTACCACCAAGGTCGAATATTAATACATTACGCTCACCATTCGTTTTTTTATCTAATCCATATGCAATCGCTGCAGCAGTTGGTTCATTTATCATTCGTAAAATATTTAATCCAGCTATTTTTCCAGCATCTTTTGTTGATTGTCTTTGAGAATCATTAAAATAAGCTGGAACTGTAACAACTGCATCAGTAATTGGTTCACCTAAAAAATCCTCAGCACATTTCTTTAAATATTTTAATATCATTGAACTGATTTCTTCTGCTCGAAATTGTTTTATTTCCCCATTATAAAAAGCTTCCATTAATGGAGTATTATCTGAACTCCGGACAACCTTAAATGGATAATTTTTCATATCTTGTTGAACTTCAGGATCACTAAATTTTCTTCCTATTAATCGTTTAGCATCAAAAATTGTATTTTTTGGATCACGAGATGAACGATTTTTGGCAGATAAACCAACTAATCTTTCATTTTCGTTAAATGATACATAACTTGGTGTTGTTCTTTCACCCTCACTATTTGCTATTATTTCCACACCACCGTTTCTCCAAATACCAACACAACTATAAGTTGTACCTAAATCAATACCAATAGCTATTTTTTTATTACTATTTGACATTTTTTATATTTAATTATATATTTTTTTATTTATATACTTTTATGTTGATTTTATTATATAAAATTAACATAAAATTAAATTGAAATTAAATTACTTTATCCGAATCTTTTTTATTTTACTATATAATTTTTGATGAAATAACTATTTATTAAATTATATTAGCTACTTTTCTGTAATATAAATTATTTGGTCTAATTATTTTAAATATATTTCCAATTTTACCACCATAATATCTTGCTATTATATCCGTTTTATCTATTAATGGTAAATTATGACCATATGCATCATATATTATCTTTGACTCATTTTCATTTAATAAAATATGCTTTGGAACATAATGATGTTTTGTTACATTAAATACTATTTCATCAATATAAAAAATTTCGTAATTTATATTACCAAATATAATATTTAAATTACGTTCTTGTGATATTGTAATCTCATCATTAATATTGGAACGTCCTAATATTAAAATAACAAAATTTAATTCCTTTTTTTTTAACTTTATTATATGCTTATTTATTTTTGAAATATTTAATGGTTCATCCCAAAATATTGTATTTATTTTGCCACTATCCAATATAATATTTATATTGGTTTTAGCATAAGATGTCTTTATTTCATCTAATGAAATATCGTCTAAATATTTAGAAACATTATAACCTCTATCACTTAACATTTCTATTATCGTTTTCCTTGATTTTTTTAAATTATTATAATTCGGCATATCTAATTATATATATAATATAGATTATAAAATATACTTCATTATTATATTTGATAAGTAATAATATTTTTATTTTTATATTTTTTATTATTAAATTATAAATGTGTTCTAAATATATTGGAACTATTACTTTATTAGTTAATAATTACGATGAAGCTATAGATTTTTATACTAATAAAGTTGGATTTAAATTAATCGAAGATACTAGAAGAACATCAACAAAACGATGGATAATAATATCTCCATCATCTTTATCAGTTAATTGTAATTTATTATTAAAAAAAGCTATTAGTAATAATCAAAAATTAACTGTTGGAAAACAAGCTGGCGATAGTGTTTTTTTATTTTATTTTACTGATAATTTTCAAAGAGATTATAAATTTATGAAAAATAATAATGTTACATTTTTAGAAAAACCAAGAAACGAAAAATATGGAATTGTTGTTAAATGGAAAGATATTTATGGAAATCAATGGGATCTAATTCAAAAAAATAATTAAATTTCTTAATTATTGAAATTATTCTTTATAATATTAAAGTAAAAATATTGGTGGTGATGGAATATACTCTAATTTTAGATGTTCTTCCATTTCTAAAATATCTGCATATTTCTCATTAGTATTAATTCTAACTTCAGACTTTAACCAATTCTTCCAATCATCTAAATGTTTCCACTCAGATATTGTAATCATTCTTTTACTTGTAAAATCCCTAATACTTTGTTCTGACATTGGAACCCAAAATGATTCGGCTTTCTTAAAACCATCAAGAGAATAAACATTTTTATTTAATTCTTTAAGATATTTCCTTAATGTTCTTTCATGACCAATTTTAGCAATTCGTGTGCTTAAAATTTTTACTGGTTTACACGTTCCAAATTTTACTAATCTTCGTGTGCTTAAAATTTTTACTGGTTTACAGGTTACAAATTTTACTGGTTTACATGTTACAAATTTTACGGATATTGGTAAATTAATACATTTTGATAAACCTTTACTTGTTAAATTCATTATAATGACTATATTATTTTTTTCAATTTTTTATTTTATTTTTTATTATTTATTATTTATTATTTTTTATTTTATTTTTTATTTTTTTTATTTATTATTTATTATTTATTATTTATTATTTATTATTTATTATTTATAATATAATGACATTTGATTTCCTGTATTTTTAAAATTACATTTTTTATAAAACTCAATCAAATCATTTGAACAATTTAATATACATTTATAACATCCGAATTCATTTGATAATTTACTTAAATAATTTATCATCATTTTGCCTAATCCTCTTCCACGCCAATTTTTATCTACTACAATATCCTCTATATGCCCTACTTTACTACAATTATGAATAAATTTCGTTTCTATAATTAATGTACCTATTGATACAATAATACTTTGGTTTTTCGTATACTCAATAACAAATAATTTATGACATTCCGGCAATTTATTTAAATTTTTTTCAAAATTCTCTTTACTAATTTCACCAACTAACGTTAATTGTGATAATAGATTTAAATACCCTTTATCATAATCATTTATTGCTAATAGTCTAATTTTATAAAAATTTGACATTTATTTTTGTAAAATGAATCTATATAACTTTATTATATTATTAATTTATAATAAAACACTATTATTTTTATTTATAATTTTTACAATATTTCTATATACTCATAATAGAATAATTTTTTAATTAAAATTAAAAGCATTTTTCCATTTATTTAACATTTGTTTATTATGATTGATACCAAATTCTTTTATATACTTTTTTTTTTCATCATAATTAACTTTATTTACTTTCATTTTTAAATCATCCCAAGATGAAAAATATATAAATATATTCTTGTTTTCTTCACAATACCATTCAGATTCTTGTAAATAATGTTTCATATATGGAGGACTCCAAAAAAATTTTCGTCTATTTTTACGAAATAATTCACAAAGAAAATCTAAACTAGGAATAAAATATATAATACCTAATTGAATTGCTTCAAATAATGATAAATTTGACCAAGCATATGGAATATGAATAATTCCTTTAAAATCAATTAAATCATTTGGACCACCATATTTACCAGAATAATTCAATATTTTTAAATTTGTTAAAACCAATGATAAATTTATCATAATTGTATCATTATGATATGGCGGAACAAAAAATAAATCTCTTTTATTAATAGATATAGGTATTTTATTATCATTTTTGAATGATAAACTATTTTGTTGAAATAATTTAGAAATAAATCCACAAGGTTTAATAATTTCACTTCCAATATTTACTGTTTTTTTTTTTGCATAAATATGTTCGAATTTTGTATATGAAAAAATTTTAATATTTTTATTTGTTTTAGCATTTCTTAATAATTTATAGTATTCATTATCCGGAAAATTACAATCATTCGAAGCAGTATCACTATAATCAAAACGATTACATATCCATATAATTAATTTACCCTTGAATTGATTTTGTAAAAAAACTCGTGAAATTGGACAAGTATCAGACGTAATAATTAAGTCAAATTGATTATAAAAATTTTGAAATGTATTCCATGCATCTTGTGCTCTTTTATGACCAATATTGTATATCGCACTTCCATTAGTATAACCATCAGTAAATTTTAAATATTGGATATTTAATTTTAATTGTTCTGATACATATTGTAAATCATTAAATAATCCATTATGAAAACCTAAATGTAATATTTTCATTTACTAAATACCATAATAAAAATAAAAGATACAAAACGTATATTTATTTTAGAATTTTTGTTAAAATTCTAAAATAAATATAATGATTTATTATAATATGACAAATCTTAAATCTGGAAAGATGGAAGTTGAAGATATTTACCAAAATGGCAATTGTCATAAATGTTTTATCAGAGAACGTAGAAATTATAATGTAAAATCAAAAGCTGATTCATTATGTCATAAATGCTATAAAATTTCTGAATTTTGTGTATCTTGTTTTATAGAATATCATACAGATAATTATTTATGTGATAAATGTTATGATAATTGGAGTAATAATTTACTTTCAAATTGCCCATATTGTAAAGAGTCTGAATGTGAAACATATTCTGGCGATTCAGTTAAATACTGTTCAAATAATAATTTATATACAGAAACTAATGAATTTAATTCATTAGTGAATTTTGTTTATTGTAATATTTTGAAAAATAAGTCTCGAAAATAAATGATTAATTTTATAATAAACTATTTAGAATATTTGTTATATATGAATTTGTTGTAGAATAAGTATCATATACATAATCATATACAACACTTAGTGGATAATAAATATAATTAATACTGTAGTTAAATATTAAATTTTTACCAAATGTAAAAATATTAGTAAATTTATTATTTACATTTTCAAAAAATGTATTAGTTTCTGTTGTAGCTTTTTCAACCGTTTCATGATAATTTTTATTTACATTTTTTAAAAATCGATTAGTTTCTGTTGTAGCTTTTTCAACCGTTTCATGATAATTTTCATTAATTTTAGTATTCATTTTACGAACATTTTCAAGAACTTCTAAATAATCATTTGTCATATATTTATTTAAACAACGTGCTGAACAAGTATATTGTCTTTTTTTACTATCAAACATATTACATTTCATTTCACATAAATTATACATAGTATTTGTTCCAATTAATCTAATATATCCTCCATCAAATTGATTTTGATAATTATATACTAAACTAATAATTATTGTTCCAATAATTAAAAAAGATGATATATTACGAATAGAAAGAGATGCTATAATATAAAAGAAATAACAAAAAGCTGACAAAAATAAAATACTAAGAAAAACTGAACTTATATCGTAAATAGTTTCTATTAAAAAATCAATGAAAGTAAAAGTTAAATGAAAACCATTCGGACATTCACAACAAGCAGATTTATCAAGAGTAATATAAAACATTTTAAATTGCATACACGGACAACATTCAGCATCTTCATTTATTAATAATAAAGCTGTATGATATATTTGATAAGATATACCACTTATTAATACTATTAAAACTAATGTTTTAAATATATTATTTATTTTTTTACACATTTTATAAATATAATATTTTTAACTTTATTATGTTTAAGTAATAATATCAATTTTAATTATAATTTTACTTTAATGATTTGTGGCAATCCACTTTTAAGTTTTTTGCCAGAATATCTATATCCTTTTTTTAATCTTCCTTTATTTCCACCAATTTGATTAATACCTTGATGTTTTCTAACTTTCTTACCAGCTTTTATAGGTTTTGGAATAAAAACATCATATTCATTTAAAAGATTATTAGCCACCTTTTTTGAAAATTGTTTAGCATTAGTTACCAATTTATTTTTGTGTAGTTTTCTAAAATATGAATGATTTAATATTTGTTCAGCATCCCATCTTTTATCTATATCTGGTTCTATCATTTTCTCAATCATATCATAAAAATCTTTATCCCAACTTGCTAATTTTTGTTTTTTTTGATAATATTTTTTTAAAATTTCTAATAATGATATACCTAATCCATATACATCACTTTTATTATAATTTAATACGTAATTTTTTAAATATTGTATTCTATCAAAACTTTTATCTTGAATTAATTTGTTATATTTTTTGGTTAGTGTTTCATATATATAAGTTCCATATCCAGATTTATTTTTTTCAATACCACTTGATTCAAAAAATGTTTTGAATTTATCATTTTGAGACAAACGTATAAGTATCTTTATAAAATTTTCTTTAAAAAATTTATTTGTCACTTGTTCTGAAAATTTTGCATTTGGGCGAAAGTAGAATGGTCGTATTGTTTCTTCATCTGGAAACATAACAAAACGAAGAATAAAATTATTTTCATGTGGTAAATATTTTGGCGATCCTTCTATTAGAATTGTACCATATTCTTCCCATTTAATTGCACTTAATTTTTCATCAGAAATGCTAGTTACTAATCCATAATCTAATATCATACCTCTTCCATCAGATGTTACTGATAAATTTGCTGGTTTAATATCACGATGAACAATATTATTTTTTTTCAATAATACCAAACCTTTTAAAATATTAATCAATATTTTATCAAATTCTTCTTTTGATTTAAAATCAGGATTTGTTAAATCTGTTCCAGCATTTTCACCAATATACATATATCTTTTACCATTTTTAATTGGACAATTACTTAAATCTTTTTCTCTATTACTTTGTTCTTTATTTAAATCAACATCAAAGGAACAATGATTATATATTTTGAAAAAATATTTACCAGTTGGATCAATTGTTTTAAATATATCACTTTCTTTAATTTCTGCTTCAAAAGAACTTTTACTACCAAATATTTTTGAGATTTTATTATGTGATACTTTATCTTCACGAGTACATTTATAATTTGGAGAAACAACACAACCGAAACTTCCTTCTGCTATGAATTTACCTCCCTTTTTCTTCATGTATGTATATATTTATATTATTTAATATTTTTTATTATAATGTAGTTACAGTTTTAGCTAAATTTTTAGGACGATCTGGATTTAGGTCTTTTAATATTGTCAAACAATATGCTATCATTTGTAATGGTATAACAGATAATATTGAACTATAAGAAGTATTATGTGGAATTATTATAACATGATGGTAATTATCTTTATTAAAGTTATCATTATCTGTAATTAAGATATTTAGAGAACCTCTACAAAGAGTTTGAGCCGCAGAAATTTCGATTCTTTCAGAATTATCACCCATTTTAATAAAAATTATTGGAGTTCCTTCATCAATTAATGCAAAAGTTCCATGTTTTAAAGCTGCTGATGGATAACCTTCCGCATGAATATAAGACAATTCTTTAATTTTTAATGCTCCTTCTTGTGCAATTGCTTCTGTACTTTTTGTTCCCAATAAAAATATAGATTTTGTATTCATAATTTTTTGACTTATTTCTTTACATTTATGATATTGTTCTAATACAGAACATATATTAATATGTAAATTTCTAATATCTTTAATCATTTCAGTTCTTTTATTAAAAGAGATACCTTTATTTTGAGCAAACCAAATTGATATTAATGATAATACTAAACATTGTGATGTAAATGATTTTGTTGCTGCTACGCCTACTTCACGTCCACTATTTAAGTAGATTCCACAATCTGCTTTATGTGAAATACTACTTCCAACAACATTAACAATTGATAAAATAGTAATTCCCTTTTCTTTACATATATCAATAGTTGCACTTACATCTTTTGTTTCCCCAGATTGCGACAAACATAAAATTCCAAAATTTGAAGTATTTTCAGGAATATAAAATAATTCAAATTCAGATGCATCAATTACTTGAATTGTATTAAAACAATTCATTTGCCTCATAAAACGAGCTCCAACATGTCCAGCATTTAAAGATGTTCCACATCCAATTATTATTAAGTTTTCGATTTTTAATAATAACTCTAATTTACTATCTAAACCACCTAATTTTACTTTTGATAATCCATCTAATCTTCCACCAGCATTATACGCATTAATTATACAATTCGGTTGCTCATATATTTCTTTTATAGTCCAATATGGATATGGTTCAGGAGATAATGATATGTATTGTGATATAGTATTCATTAATTTATGTTGTAATAATTTTATATCTTGTGTTTCCTTTTTTACAGAATTAAAATGTTTTATAATATTATTTTCTTTTACTATAACCATTATTTCTTTGTCTTCTAACGAAATGTATCTATTTACATAATTCGAAAATACACTCTGTTCCGAAGCTATTATTGCAAAATCATTATGAATACCAAAACCTACTAATAATGGACTTCCATTTTTAGCTAAATAAAGTCTATCTGGATAATTTTTATTTAATATTACTAAAGCCCAAGTTCCTTCTAATATTTTAGTAGCATTAGTAATAGATTCATACATATCGAAACCTTCATCTAATAAACTATTTATTAGATTTAATATTACTTCTGTATCAGTTTCTGATACAAATTTATAACCTTTTTGTACTAATTTATCATAAATGGTTTTATAATTTTCAATAATACCATTATGGACTAAAGAAAGTTTATTATTAATATCATTATGTGGATGAGCATTTATTTTCGTTTTAGGACCATGTGTAGCCCATCGAGTATGAGATATACCAATCATACCTTTATGTAATTGTTTCGTTTTTTCGAGTTGTTCTAAAGCACTTGTATTTGAAAGACTCGCAAATTTACTTAAACTAATCTTTTCGTTAGTTATGGTACAAATACCTGCTGAATCATAACCACGATTTTGTAAAATTTGTAATCCATTAAATAAAATTCCAAATGCATTTTTATTTCCCAAGTAAGCACAGATTCCACACATTATTATTAATTATAAGATTATAATTTTATTCACAAGACAACCAATTTGAACAATAAATAGTATTCCATCTTTTTGGACCTCTCGGACCAAACCATTTGGCTGGTGCCACTACTAGTTTTTTCTCATCTTCATTTAAATATGCTCCCCACCAACTAAATGAACTATTTGCAATTATATGATGATTACACATTGACATTAAATATAAATCAATATAATCTTCATTACCTTCAACAAAATAACAATTATAATTTGTTAAAAATTTATTGTTTTTACACCATTTAATATCATCTGAAAAAATTACTAATTTAAAATCCTTTTTTATTTTTTTTGATAATATGTCTATAGCATTTTTATAATAACTTTCAGTTTGAAGAATATGAACTTGTTGTAAATCAATATAATCTTGACGGCGAATATGAAGTGAAATTGTATTATTATGATTAATATTTGATATATTTTTTTGTAATTTATTTATAACAGATGATGTTTTCATAAAATTTTTAAAAAATTTTATTACTTCTTTTTTATGTTTCATAAAATATTGTTCTGATTGAAAATATCCAGATAATCTCATATTTATTCTATAGGGAATTTTTTTATAAGTGAATTTTGGTTCTGTATATTTATAATAATTTGGTTCATTTATTCTTGCTAAATTCATAAATATTGTATCTTTATAATCAGGTCGTTTTGTAGCATGAATACCTAAATTTGTTGTTATTGCAAAAAAAACTTCATCATTATGTTCTAAACTTAAAGATATACCAGTAGCTATTTGAAACATTTGATTAGCTAAACCACCCATTAGATAAACATAAATCATAATTCCCCTTTATAACTTTATATATATTATTATTTATAAAGTTATATTATTGTTTATTTTTTATATTCTTCTTATATATTTATATATACAATAATGTCCGAAAATACATTTATTGAACAGTTACCATCTGTAGAACGTACTTTTAATTTCCTTAGAATAAAAAGTAAAATTCCACTTCACCATGATTATAATAATGCTGGTTTAGTTATTGAAGGAGCAGAAGGAACAGCAATTATTACAAAATCGTTACGTGTCCCAAATACTTTTTTTAAACAAATGAATTTTGATGATGGATATCAAGCCGATGGTAGAATCTTAACTTCATCTACAGACGGAACAGCTCATTGGGCAAAGAAATTTTTTGATACGAATGATGTACCTGAATTATTAGATGGACCATCAGATAATAAAATACATACATTTTATAATATTGGAATTGGAACTAATAATCCACTACATCTTTTACATGTCCATAGTAATCTTCATTCTACTATTGATGTAGAATGTGCTTCTGGTTATATATCCCAATTAAGATTAATGGAAACACCTTCAAACTGGGGAGGATTTATAGAATATGATGGTGATGATTGGAATAATGGAAAAGATCATTTAAATTTAGGACTTATTGGTAGTGGTACTAAAAATATTCACATGACAATAGAACGGGGTGGTAATGTTGGTATTGGGATTACAAATCCAACTAAAAAGTTGCATGTTTTAGGAGATACATTTTTAGAAGGTAATCTAAATGTTTCAATTGATACAAGTATAACTGGTAATACAACTATTGGTGGTTATGCAACTATTAGTGGTGATACAACTATTGGTGGTAATACAAGTATAAGTGGTGATACAACTATTGGTGGTGATACGAGTATAAGTGGTGATTTAGATGTTACAAAGAATATTCATATAACTGGTAATTTATATGTAGATGGAACAACTGTAGCTATTGAATCAGAAATTGTTACAATAGCAGATACTTTAATTCGTTTAGGTTCTAATAATCCAGGTAATACAAGAGATTTAGGTTTTTATGGTCAATATGTAGATATAGGTGTTACTAAGTTTAGTGGATTTTTCATAAATTATTCTGACAACAATCGATTTCATTTATTTCGAGATTTAACAATTGAACCAACTATATCTGGAATAATTGATACTTCATCCAGTTCAGGATACGATCTTGCTGATTTAAAATTAGGTTTTATTCATTGCGATGATGGTATTACAGTAAGTAATAATGGTATTTTAACAATTGGTGATAATAGCACTATGACTATGGGAAATGATGGTGCTATTACAATAGGTAATGACAGTGTTATGACGATGGGTAATAATAGTGCTATGACAATGGGTGATGATAGTACTATAATAATGGGTGATAATCCTAGAATAAAATATGGTCCAAATACTTCTTTAAGATTAGCTATTAATAATGGAGACGATAAAATCTTTATTACTAAAGATGGTAATATTGGTATTGGTGTAACAGAACCACTAGCAGAAATACAAGTTAAGGGAACTATTATAACTAGTGATAATATTGGAATTGGGGTTACAATATGTGATGTATCATTAGATACAGATAGAACTGATGCTTATAGACTGCCTGTCGGAACAGTAGCAGAAAGACCAACTGGTAAAGATGGTCTTTTAAGATTTAATAAAGAATATTTAATATTTGAAGGATTTATTGATGGTCATTGGGATTCTATGACAGGTGGTCTAATAGATGTTGATAGAGATACATATATTATAGCAGAAAGATTACCCGAATTCCCCGATGAAGATATTTTATGGTTCTATACAAATGGTCTTCCTAGAATGGTTATTGACAATACTGGAAATCTTGGATTAAATGAAGATGCCCCAACTATTATTTTTGAAGCTAATAGTACTGATGGCATATTACTACCAAAGGGAACAACCGCACAAAGACCAGATGGGCGTCGGGGTATTATTAGATATAATAATCAATTAGACCGTTTTGAAGGTTATGGTGCTGGTAATGCTTGGGGTTCTCTTGGAGGTGTTGTTGATATTGATCAAGATACTTATATAACTGCTGAAAGACTAAATTTTTGGGATGAAGACCATTTGTGGATGTATACAAAAGGTGATTTCAGAATGATTATTAGAGATAATGGAAATGTTGGTATTGGAGTTACAGCACCATCTTATCCATTAGAATTATTTCCTGATACTGATTCCAAAGCATTATTTGGAAGAGCACATATTGGTTATCTAGGACATGCAGACCACGCAAGCTTTTCACATAAAGATGTTTCGAATAGTACTTCATATGCATTATCACAATCAAATGATGGACATACCTGGATAAATTCTGCAAATAACAAAAATATTGAATTCTTACAAAATAATCAACGAAAGGCAATCATACAATCCGGAAATATGGGAATTAATATAGATTCTCCAAGTGAAAAATTAGAAGTTGGAGGTAATATTCGAATATCTGATACATTTCATATTGCCACTAATGAAATTCGAGCTAGAGATGGTTCTGGAACACTTTTGGTTACTACTGATATGACTGTTAATGGAGATTTTATTGTTAATGGAACAACTACAACTATTAATACAACAAATATTACAGTTGATGACCCTTTGATACATCTTGCTAAAAATAATACATCTACTGATACAGCAGATATTGGATTTTATGGCAGTTATCCATATAGTGGAACAACTGAATATACTGGTCTTTTTAGAGATTCGAGTTCAACTGATTATAGATATAAATTATTTACACAATTATCAGTTGCACCAAGCGCAACTAATATTGTTAATACTGCAGGAGCAGGATATACAAAAGCTACATTAGAATTAGGAAAATTAGATACCGGAGCAATTGATTATCCAGCTAATTTATCATTTAGTGATAGTACATCCGGTACAGCCCACATTACATTTGCTACAAATGGATATGTAGGTATTGGCACTACTTTACCATCATTACCATTTCACGTTAATAAAACTTTTGCTGGAAATTGGTCCACTAAAATAACAAATGGATATGCTAATGTATTAATAGCAAATCAAAGTGGATATGGTATGTCTATTAATTCTGGTGTTAATACCAGTAATAATGCTAATTATTGCCTCCAATGTAGAACTGATTTTACACAATCTGGAAATACTACACCATATTTATTTACAGTTCTTAATAATGGTTTTTGTGGAATTAATATTCAGAATCCATTAGATTTATTACATATTCAAGGAATTTATCATGGAGATGGAGCTAGAATTAATTGTGTAAAAATTGGCTCGTGGATTAATGGCGTTGAATATGATACTGATGCTATATTTGCACATACTAATTTTGGAACTGCTGGTAGTGAAACCACAGCATCGTATGGATATGCTCTTAGACAATCATCTGTTGGTGATACATATCTTAATGCTAGTCAAGGGCGAATTATTGATTTCAGAATTGATGATTCAAGAGTTGCTGGAATTGCTAGTTCTGGAAATATGGGCATAGGAGCAGGTATTACTGCTCCTGAATCTTTATTACATGTTGGAGGTAGTATTACAATTGACGGTAATCTTTTAATTAAAGGTGAAGTAAAATATGTTGGACCAATATCAACGGAGCTAAAAATTCAAGATACAGTTATTATGCTTGCATCTGAAAATAATGGTGATGCTTTTGATATTGGACTTTTTGGAAAATATGTGTATGACGGAGAAAGTGAATTTACAGGATTATTTCGAGATGCTTCTGATAAAAAATGGAAATTATTTACTGGATTAGTAGATGATCCAGGTGGTCCAAATACAATTGATACTGAATCAATGGGATTTACTCCTGATACATTAGTATTAGGTGATATTGAAGCACAAAATGTTTATAGTAATTTACAAATAGGTATTGGTATTACTAATCCGGTTGTTGCATTCCAAATTGAAAAAACTGATGCTATTAAACTCCCAAAAGGAGACACTTCTGAAAGACCAACTGCAAATGCAGATGAACATAAAGGATATTTTCGATATAATTCGGAATTAAATATATTTGAAGGATTCGGTGCAGGTAATGTTTGGAGTTCTATTGCAGGTGGAGGTGCGATTGATGCAGATAAAGATACTTATATATCTGCCGAAGATACTACCGGTAGTGATAATGATCAACTTAAATTCTTTACTGCTGATACTCAACGTATGGTTATATCAAATACTGGATTAGTTGGTATTAATTCCAGTTCTCCATCACATCAATTAGATGTTAATGGAGAAGTTCAATGTATTTCTTATATAACAATTTCTGATAAAAGAGTAAAAAAAGATATTAAACCATTACATTCATCCATATGTTTAAAAAATATACTTAATATACCAGTTTATGAATATCGATTTAAAGATATTTATAGAAATTCTTGTAAATTAAAAGATAAAAAGAGATTTGGACCATTAGCACAAGAAGTTGAAATACAAATTCCAGATGCTGTTGAAACTTCTGATAAAATTTTCACGGATAATATTACTGGACAAATTATTCATATTGAAGATTTTAAATCAATTGATAATAATGCACTCATCGCTCAATTAATAGGTTCTATTAAAGCGTTGGCAAATGCACATGTTAAAATTGATCAAAAATATCAAAAAGAAATATCTCAACTTAAAGAAAGAATTTCTTTATTAGAAAATAATTAATATTTATTTTACTAATTAAATAAAATAAAAAAAATAATTGATTTATCTTTCATTATTTAAATTTTAAAAAATGAAAGATAAAAAAAAACATAATTTATTTGCTAAACATCTAATTGAACAAATTTTACCTCTTTTTGAAGAATTTTTTGAATGTATTGATAATAATTTTGAAGAAATTGATTCGGATAAACTTTCTGAAACTTATTTAAAAGATTTGAAAAATTATTTAAATACTTTTCAAAATCGTCAGAAAAAAAATAAAAAATTTAATCCCTACTCAGCATTTTTAAAAGATAAATCTATACAAGCAAAAATTAAGAATGATAATCCAAATCTATCATTTGGTGATTTAAGTAAATTAAAAGGACAAATTTGGAAAAATCTTTCAAAAGAAGAAAAAAATAAATATAAATTAATTGTACAAGATTCTAATAATACAAATGATATACATTAATTTTAATTTTTATATCTAATAAATTATATATTATAATGACAAGCGCTATATCATCCATGTATAATCCAATTGCATCATCAAAAACAATCAATGTCTTAACTTATAATATTGCATGGGAAGCAATGCTTCCAAAAGCAAATAAGTTTGGTGATTTAGGAAAAAGATGTCGACAAAAAATAGATGAATGTAGAAATAATGTTAGTCAAGTAATTAGAGACTTAAATAATTATGATTTTATTGCAATACAAGAAATACCACTTAATTTGGATTTAAGTACAGACTATTGGAATAAACAATTTAATTTAAATTCATCTGATCATCTTATATATTATCATATGGATGGATCCGAAGGTATGCTGACAATACTTGATAGAAACAAATATAAATATATTGATCAATGTCAAGGTAATATTAAAGAATCTGGAAGACCTTTTTTAGTTATTATAGCAAAATCTAAAATTAATAAACGTACTATTGCATTTATTAATATCCATGCAGGACATGGTTCCACTAAAAATTCAAGTGCAGTTATTCAAAAAGAGATTGAGAGTAAATGTACAAAGTTTGGGGATATAGATAGGATTATTATGGCAGGAGATTTTAATAGAGATTTTAATAGAGATATTAAAAGTAATGAAATAAAATTATTTGGTAAAAATTTAATTAATGTAAATCAAGGTTCAAGTTTTAAAACTTGTTGTAGTGAATCTAATAGTATAAGACACTTTCGAGCAAGTGATCATATATTAGATTCAGAAGAAAATAGTACTATAAATACATCTTCTCATAGAAATGTATTCCCATCATCAGATCATTCTTATGTTATAGCTGAACTTAATCGTGAAAATATAGGGGTATCAAAACCAACAATCATTCGTTCACCAACAAGAGTTATTCGTTTGCCAATACAACAATCAAAACCAAAAACTTGGGATTGCTCTAGATGTACATATAATAATCCTGTTGATAAGAAAGAATGTGAAATGTGTTTTCAAAAACAAGAATCTAAATCTAAACCAAAACCAAAACCAAAACCAAAACCAAAACCAAAACCAAAACCAAAACCAAAACCAAAACCAAAACCAAAAACAAAAACAAAAACAAAAACTTGGGATTGCTCTAGATGTACATATAATAATCCTGTTGATAAGAAAAAATGTGAAATGTGTTATACTGCAAAACAAGGAGGTAAAAAAGTTAGAAAACATCAAGGTATTAACCAATCTGGTGGAAATAAAGGAAGATTAAAAAAAGGATATAGATATTCTGGTAAAAAACTCAAAAGTAGTTTACCACAAATTATCAAAGTTCAAAAATTAAAGAAATAATCTAACTTATTTTTTTACAAATGTAAAAATAAAATATGTTACAATACCACCGACTAATGCAACTACATAAAACGGAAATAATGTATCATTTTCCCCATAACAACCAAATTGACGAGGTTCTTTACCGTCGAAAAACATTTGTGGTTTTGTAACATATAATACAAAACATATTGCAAGATATACAAAAACACTTAACCATAAAGGATTTTCTGTAAAAAATTTGCTATTAAAATTAAAATTAAACAACATTATATATAATTATATACATAATTTATTTTTTTTTATATTTCATTTATCCATTTATTTATTTCATTGTCAAATTTAGTTTTAGTTAATATATTAGTTTTTACGTAATCTTTATCTAATTCTTCGACTATTCTTTCTTTTAACTTTTTATCATATTCTTCTTGATTATTACTTGTACCTTTTTCTAACTCTTTTCGTTCACCTTCACTATATGTATTTAACATATCTTTTCGAATTTTTGATGATTTTACCATCATTTCTTGATTTATTACATAACTTGGTTTTATCGATACTTCCTTATCAATAATATTTAAAGTATCAATCAATCTTGTAAAACGTCCAGTCGCACATACAGAAAATCCATGCTCTTGCATGTCTGCTAATTGATTATATAAAGATTCTTTGACTATATCTAAATTATCTTTATGTATATCACTATGAATTCGATTCCAAACTAAATTTAAAACACTCACTTCTTTCATATCTGAAAAAGAAAATGGTGAAGTATTTTTTTCAATTCGATTTAAAGATTTTAAAGCATCATTTCGCTTATCATTTTTTGACTTGTCTTTTAAAAATTGACGTATTTCTTTTAAAGAAGTAGATAAATCTTTTTTCATTTTAGTACTCTTTTTTAAATTGTTTATAGAATTTATTGCAGTTGATAAAACTTGAGAATTATGAGTATTTTGAGGATCATTTCTATTATTATCTCTATTACGAATTCTTGGAACTATTGGAATTTCTATAGTTTCTCTTTGTCGTATTATTTGTACCGGCACTGGTTGTGTTTCAAATTCTATCACTTGAAATGTATTATCAAATATATTTTCTGTATTAATTAATTTCGTTGGATTATCAAATATATTTTCCGGATTAATTAATTCCGTTGGATTATCAAATATATGAGCAGTTTGCTCTACATTTAATTTACTATAAGTATTATCGCCATATGAACCTAATATACCGTTTTCGTTTTTTGGTTCTTTTAAATTTAACCATTTATAAACACGCTTATCATGAATATCTTTATTTATTCTTTCTAATAATTCTTTCGTTTCTATCAATACTTCTTTATTTATACAATTTGAAATTATTGATTCATATAATTTCTTGGCTATTTCAAATTTAGGTTTTAATTTATGCATACCAAAATGATATAATTTGGCTAAATCCAATTTTGCTAAATCAATTTCCGATTTTGGACTATATTCTATTATTTTTTTTAAATGTTTTATTGTTTTATTTGAATTCGGTTCGATACCTTTCACTTTATTTCCATTATTATCATATTTATCATGCATTCCAGAATAATAAAGCTCATATAATTTTTTATGGTTTTGAATCTTTCCTAAATTACTTTTTAAATTTTTTTCTTGAATATGAAAATTTTGTAATTTCTTTATATATTTGCTTTTTCTCTTTTTATATTGCAATTTAATTAATTTATTTGAATTTTGATACTCTTTTTTAGAATTTAGTTTTAAAAAATATATGCTACATAATATTAATATTATTACAATACTGTATACTATATTCATTTGTAGTCTCATTTGTAATAATATTAATAAGAAAAAATTTTTAATATTTTAATTTCACGTTGAATATAATAACTTCGAAAATTTACATACTTCTTGTTGTGATATATTATACGATATCTGTATATCATTTTGAAAAATTACAATCCAGTCCAGTCCAAAAATGCTTATTATAATTCATTACTTATTCAAACTTGTAATACACATACAAATTCCATGAATTAATGAAAGTGGATATTTTATATTTAATGAATATAAATTATTTGCAATTTTACCAAATATTAGTAATTCATTTTCATCATCATCTATTAAAATTGTATTTTTTATAGATGCCTGCGTAACCAAATTTTTAAAATCTAAGATATATAGATCCCTATAATTATCCCAAATTGGAAGACGATTTTGTATAGTAATTATTTTATTCGTTTCTATATTTTTTAAATTTATTCTAGTTTTCTTTAATAATTTATTATGAATTACATTTTTCCATTTCTGAAAATAATTGTTTATTTCTTCATACTTTTGTGTTGCAATATATAATGAATTTGATAATATTGAATGTAGTTTAAAATTATCAAATCTATTATTTGTTTCAATTGTACCTATTAAAATTCCATTTTCAATAATATTTTTTTTATCAAAATTTACACCGACAAATTCATTTACTAAATTTTCTAAATCTAGTATTAAATATTCTTCTAAATCTATATAATTATAATTTAAATATATTGAAAAATACTTCTCTTTTGTATAAAAACAAGATGTTTCCTTAAAATACATTATAATGTAATCTGTTTCTTGACAAATCACCTTATAAATAATTTTATTTTTATATTTTTCTTTTTTTATATAAAAACGCAAAAATTTATCTGTATTTTTTCCAATTATTGGATGAAAAATAAATTTTATTAAATCATTTGATGATTTTTTTATAAATTCTTGTTGACTAAATTCCGCCATTAGAAATATAATTATTTTATCTATCGATTTTATCAATTTTATTTTTCGTTATTTATACTACTCGATATTCCATATTTATTATTTTATTTTCCCATATATCTGTTTCTTTACTCGGACACCCTTCTATCTCTTTGCCATTAATATAAAATATTGGAATATATCTCCACTGAAATTTCCCCATCATACCAGTTATTTTTATTTTCGTTCCCTGTGTACTCCAATTTTCATGAAATTTACTACCAAATTTATTTATATAAATATAATTCTTTTCCAATTTCTTTTGCGTTAATCGAGAACGATACCAAAGATTATCATTATTTAACGAAGTAACTACACTTAAACATTTTTCTTCTATTATATATCGCGAAGCATCTGGAACTATATCCCATTTTAGTTTAACATCATCTAATTTTGTTCCTTCATTGATAAAAAATGCGTTTTTTATTGTCATTAATATTGGTTTTGGATATATTATATCAGGAACTACAAATTTTATATCCTCTTTTATATCCTCTTTTATATCCTCTTTTATATCCTCTTTTATATCCTCTTTTATATCCTCTTTTATATCCTCTTTTATATCCTCTTTTATATCC